GCATTCTTAGATCAATCAAAAGGCAAAGATGGTAAAAAAGATGACAAGCCAGCAAAAGGATTGTCAGACAAGCAAAAGAAATTACCAGCAGGACTACAAAAAGCTATTGCTAAGAAAACTGAAAGCAAGCACATTGATGAAGGAAAAACTATCATAGATAATTATTTTACATCGTTACTAGAAGGCGAAGAAGACAAAGCAGAGATTGTTATGGCTTCTAAAGATATGGTTGACAGAGTTACAGGTTGGATGGAAGACACAGCAGAAATGCAAGCTGAATCAATGTTAGAACTTGGTGATGCTATACGTGATGAAATGGGCCAAGCACAGTCAGAAACATTTATAGGTACAGTAAAACCAGGACTAGAAAGTTTATACACAGCACTTGAAGCAACAAGAGCTGCATTAACAGCTGGTGTTGCACAAATGACTGGCGAAGGTGGCGCAATACCTATGGGCGGCGCAGAAGAACCAATGGATGCAGAACCAGCAGCGGATGCTGAAATGGAACCAACAATAGATGCTGATGCTGCAGAAGACGATTTTGCAGCTGCTGAACCTGCCGCAGGCGGTGAAGAAGAAGCTGGACGTGAAAAGCGTGAAAGCAAAATAGCAAAAAAGAAAATGATAGAAACTAGCCGTAGGCTAGGTGCAATTCTTTCAACAAAGAAGTAAGGATTAGACATGAGAGTGTCTGACATTATACTCGAGGCAGAGCCTAATCAATCAGCAAGCAAACTTGTACAGATCTTAAGAACTGTTATCAATAGTGCTGACCAGGCAAATCAATCAGTATACTTACACTTTGAAAAACCTTCTAAAGAAGCAATGCGAAAAGGATCTAAGAACTTAGATCTTAACAAACTTATGCAAAATGTAGGCGGTGAGCAATTTGATTATAGTACATTCAAAGCCGCATATGATACAGATGCTAGAGTAAAAACAATGGTATCTAACTTCAACGAAAAAGGCATTGAGCCTAAGACTGCAAAAGCAGTATCTAAAGGTGATACACCACAGCAAGATGCTGGAGGTGATACAGTATCACAAATGGCTAAATCAGCTACAGATTTAGGCGACAAAATTTAAACTTGACTTAGTATAACAAAGGTGCTATAATATATAGACACTAGGAGAAACCGTATGGCTGAACGAAGCAATGAAGAAATAATTACACAAATTAAAAAAATACTAGAGGAATATGTTACACCAGCAGTGGCAAGCCATGGTGGAGTAATCGACTTTGTTGATTACAAAGAAGGACACTTACGTCTTATATTAGGTGGTGCATGTAGTGGATGTGCCAGTAGTACAATAACTCTTAAGATGGGTGTTGAAAACATGGTTAAACATTATGTCCCTGAAGTACATACAATCACAGCAGAAGATGATCCCAACTCTACAGTTGATCCATTTTATATGTCTGATCCGTTTATGGATCGTTGGGACGAATACGAAATTGAGGATACTGATGAGCCTAATTAATAACAAATACAAATACCAACCCATACATAGAAAACAAATAGAGGGTAAGAGGAAATACCTAACCCCCGATGGAAATGCTGTTGCTTCTGTCACAACTATTCTCGACGCTACTAAAGATAAGACACACCTTATTGCTTGGCGTAAGAGGGTAGGTGAAAAGAAAGCACAAGAGATTGTTACTGAAGCCGCGGGTGTTGGTACCCGGATGCACAAATACCTTGAAGACTATGTTGAGTTTGGCGAATGGCCAAGCCCAGGGTCTAACCCATTTGCAATAAAAGCACATCGTATGGCAGAGGTTATACGAGATAAGGCAATGGTTGATGTTGATGAGATATGGGGTAGTGAAGTACAACTATATGTTCCGCAGTTATATGCAGGAACTACTGACCTAGTTGGCCAATATAAAGGTAACCCTTGTATAATGGACTTTAAACAAACTAATAAACCAAAGAAGCCCGAATGGGTAATAGATTACTATCTTCAGATGGTAGCATATGCAGAAGCACACAATGCAGTATACGGAACTGAAATACGTGAAGGCCATGTTTTTATGTGTAGTCGAGGTGACGATGGAATGATACTAGGTGGAGAAACTTATCAACAGTTTGATCTTTGGCCGCATGAGTACGATGAATGGAAGCACGAATGGTATGAACGAGTATACAAATATTATGAAACACTAGCATAAATACATTAAACAAGTAGGAGAAACTAGTGGCAGTCGTACAGATATCGCGTATACAAGTCCGAAGAGGACAAAAGAATGCAGGTGCAGGTTTACCGCAACTGTCCAGTGGTGAACTAGGTTGGGCAATTGACAGTCGTGAATTATACATTGGTAATGGCAGTGTTGCAGAAGGTTCGCCAGCAGTAGGTAATACAAAGATCCTTACACAGTATGATGACATCTTTAGTTTAGCAGATACTTATACGTATCGTGTTGCAGATGGTTACTTACAAACAGGATCTTCAAGTGCAAGTCCTGTAGAGAGAACGCTTCAAGCAAGACTAGATGACATGGTCAGTATTAGAGCATTTGGATTGACCGGAATAGCAAGCGACGATGCAACAGCAGGATTACAAAGAGCTGTTGATCAATTATTTTTAAATGATGCAACAAAAGCAAATGAGTCAAGTAAGGTTGTATTATATTTAGAACCAGGCATCTATTCGATCACCGGAACAATACATATTCCACCACAAGCAAATATTGTAGGTGCTGGACCAGATAAAACTATTATACGTAATTCTGGTGCTGGACCTATATTTGATACTGTAACCAGTGATAGTACTCCAGGTACACCAAATTATGCATCCACAAGTGTAAACCAGTCTAAAAACTTACGAATAGAAAACCTAACACTTGATACTACAGCATCAAACAAAGGTCTAGATTTACAAAGTTGTACAGATAGTTACTTTTATAATATAGATGTTACAGGAGCATGGACTAATTCAGACAGCGTAGTAGACGCAAACATTGGTATACAAATGACAAGTTTGAGCGGCATAGTTGAAACAAAAAACAATACATTTCAAAATGTAAGAGTAGCAGGTTTCAGTTATGCTGTAGAATCTGTTTGGGATATTAACAACAATATATTTGATAAATGTACTTTTGATATACTTGGCTACGGAATAACATTTGGTAAGGGTATGACACTAGGCGGACAAGGCAAACTTACCGGACCGTCAAAAAACACAGTAGCAAATAGCACTTTTAACAGGGTTAACAAACAAGCGATCTACATCGAACAAGGCGAATATAATCATAGCAAGTCAAACAAGTTTACATCATGCGGTAATGAAGATGGTACAGAAGGACAGCCTGTAACAAGCATAATTAAATTTAATAAAAACACAAATAATAGTGACGGGGATTACTTTAGTAGAACTAAAGCACTTTCATATAACCAAGATTTTATTAATAATGTTGCATACATACCTGAAGTAGAAGGCAACAGTATCTACACACAAGGTTATCATAGCGTTGTCTCTATCGGTCAAGGTACAGGCATAAAAACTTTTAGACTGCCAGGAAGTGAACACCAGTCATATGATATTAATTATCTAATCACAGCAACTAATTTTGAAGCAGTGCGTAGTGGCACATTAACTATCACACAAGAAAACTTTGGAACTCCTGCACTAACAGTCAGCGACGACTATAACTATTCAGGCAATGCTTTATATGAAGACGATATTATTTTTAACGCAACGCTAATTGATGAAGATTCGGACTTGACAAACGAAACAATTTCTGTTAATATAACAAGTATAAACTTAATAGCAGAGATGAAATTTACAATCAGGTGTAAACAAAGTAACATAATCTAAATGTTCTATAAACACAAGTACGAAGACAGATTAGCCTCCTGGAGTAATTTCCGTAAGACACTAGAAACTTGCGAAAATCCAATTCAAGAGGCAATTAACTATTATGATAATGCTCCTCAGGTCAGTATAAATACTGACCCGTGGGATCAAAACACTTGGCCTACACCTTGGCAATTAGTTGCAGAAAATCAGTACTGTAACTTCTGTAAATTACTAGGGGTGTGCTATTCTTTACAGTTAACTAATCGTTTTACTGGTAAGGACTTTGAGATATATATTGGTACAGATATTGAAAAATCTAATACAATGTATGTACTGCAAATTGAGACTGATGTTGTTACTGTTGATCAAAATAGTAATAATATTAAAAATGAAATTAAACAGTTAGGCAATGTAGCTATCGAAAAACGCTATAGCTTGCCAAAGCTAAACTAAATATTAAATTAACAAAGAGGTAAAAATGTCAAACGGAATCAACATCAACATAGTCAAACGCACAGGTCAAAAAGAAGGACTGGATATAGAAAAAATACATAAAGTAGTAGAATTTGCGTGTGAAGGACTAGCTGGTGTTAGTAGTAGTCTAATTGAAATGAATGCAAATATTCAATTTTATGACAACATGAGTACAGATGAAATTCAAGAAATATTAATTAAAAGTGCTAACGATCTTATAAACTTAGATGCACCTAACTATCAATATGCAGCCGCAAGATTATTATCATATGCAGTATATAAACAAGTTTTTGGCGGCTATGATAAAACTATTACACTAAAAGAAATGATTGATCTAAATATCAAACGAGGCATCTATGATAAGGCAATTTTAGATTCTTATGATGATGACGAACTTGCTAGATTAGATTCATATATGCATCATAAACGTGATGAAAATTTTACCTATGCAGGCTTGCGTCAAGTAGTTGACAAGTACCTAGTACAAGATAGAAGCACAGGAAGCCTTTTCGAAACTCCACAATATATGTATATGATGATAGCGGCAACACTATTTGCTAATTATCCTAAAGAGGACAGATTATATTATGTAAGGAGATACTACGATGCGACCTCATTATTTAAAATCAATATCCCAACGCCCGTTATGGCAGGCGTCAGGACCCCTGTCAGGCAGTTTGCAAGTTGCGTTCTTGTTGACTCTAACGATACCCTTGATAGCATCTTTGCCAGCGATATGTCTATTGGACGTTATACAGCGCAAAGGGCGGGCATCGGAATCAACGCAGGACGGATCCGAGGAGTAAATGCAAAGATTAGAGGCGGCGAAGTAGCACACACAGGTATTATTCCGTTCCTTAAAAAGTTCGAATCAACAGTACGTTGTTGTACACAAAATGGTGTGCGTGGCGGCAGTGCTACTACACACTTCCCGTTTTGGCATCAAGAGATTGAAGACATCCTTGTGCTAAAGAACAACAAAGGCACAGAAGACAATCGTGTGCGTAAACTAGATTATTCAATTCAACTTAATAAAACAATGTACGAGCGTCTGCTTGGGGGCGGCGACATTACATTGTTTAGTCCCCACGATGTTCCAGGTTTGTACGAAGCATACTTTGGTGACCCAGAAGTATTCCAAGAGTTATACGAAAAGTATGAACGTGCAACCAGCATTAAGAAAAAGTCTATTCCAGCAATGGAATTGTTTTCTGCATTGATCAAAGAACGTGCTGAAACAGGACGCATTTATATTATGAATGTTGATCATTGTAACACACACAGCTCATTCAAAGACACAGTCTATATGAGTAATTTGTGTCAAGAGATTACATTACCAACTAAGCCACTAGAACACATTGACGACCCAGAAGGTGAAATTGCACTATGTATTCTAAGTGCTATCAATGTAGGTATTTTACGTAACCTAGACGACTTAGATGAATTGTGTGAACTAGCAGTAAGAGCATTAGAAGAAATTATTGACTATCAAAAATATCCTATCAAAGCTGCTGAGATCAGCACAAAAGCAAGACGTAGTTTAGGTGTAGGTTACATTGGATTAGCACACTACCTAGCAAAACACAAGGTACATTACGATGATAAGGAAGCATGGGAACTTGTACACGACTTATCAGAAGCATTTCAATATTACCTACTAAAAGCTAGTAACAAGATAGCACAGGAAAGAGGCCCATGTGATTATTTTGACCGTACTAAATACAGTGACGGCATTTTACCTATTGATACATACAAAAGCGATGTTGATAGTATAGTTAAAGGAAAATTAAAATATGATTGGACTACTTTACGCAAGAGCATCAAGCAACACGGGTTACGGCACTCAACATTGTCCGCACAGATGCCATCAGAAAGCAGTTCCGTTGTGTCAAATGCAACAAACGGTATTGAACCACCTAGAGGTTACTTGTCCGTTAAGAAGAGCAAAAAAGGGCCTCTTAAGCAGATTGTTCCACAGTATCAAACACTAAAGAACCACTACACATTGCTATGGGACATGCCAAGCAATGAAGGTTATATTAATATAGTAGCAGTGATGCAAAAATTCTTTGACCAAGCCATTAGTGGCAACTGGAGTTACAATCCAACACATTTTGAAAACAATGAAGTTCCAATGAGTGTAATGATGAACGACTTATTAACAACTTATAAGTTTGGTTGGAAAACTAGTTACTATCAAAACACATACGATTATAAAACAGACGACGAAGAACCAGCACATTCTTTAGGTTGGCATGATAATGTTGAAGAGACACCACCTGCTACCCTACAAATTGGAGACGAAGAAGAGTGCGAGGCATGCAATATATAGTTGACACAGGGTACTGATGGTGTTATACTATAAAAATAGCTAAGGAAAAGAAAAGATGGCAAAAACAGTTTTTAACAAAGAAAAAATAGACTTCACTAAACAGAATATGTTTTTTGGAGCAGATCAAAACACACAGCGTTACGATGTATTTAAGTTTCCTGTGTTTGATAAACTTAACCAAACAATGCTTGGTTATTTTTGGCGACCAGAAGAAGTAAGTCTACAAAAAGATAGAGCTGATTTTGCAAACTTCCGCCCTGAACAGAAGCACATCTTTACTTCTAATTTGAAATATCAAACACTACTTGACAGTGTCCAAGGACGTGGTCCGTGTCTAGCTTTTTTGCCGCATGTTTCATTGCCTGAACTAGAAGGCTGTATTGTTACTTGGGACTTCTTTGAAACAATTCATTCACGTAGCTACACACATATTATGAAGAACGTGTATGCTGACCCGTCAGAAGTATTTGATACTATTTTAGATGATGAGAAGATTATTGCTAGAGCAACTAGTGTAACTAAACACTACGATGCATTTACAGAAGCTGCTGATGCTTATACACATCGCAAAGAAGGCAATATGCGTGATGTAAAGAAAAAACTTTACATGGCAATGCAAACTGTAAACATTCTAGAAGGACTACGTTTCTACGTAAGTTTTGCTTGTACGTTTGGCTTTGGCGAACTAAAACTAATGGAAGGTTCTGCAAAGATTATTAGTCTTATTGCTCGCGACGAAGCACAACACCTAGCACTAAGCACACACGTATTGAAGTTGTGGGCACAAGGCAAAGACGATCCAGAAATGGCAAGTATTGCTAAAGAGTGTGAAGAAGAAGTATATGAACTGTGGCGCGAGTGTGTTGCAGAAGAAAAAGATTGGGCAGAGTATCTGTTCAAAGACGGCAGTATGATTGGTTTGAATACACAATTATTACACCGCTATGTCGAATATATTGCAAACCGTAGATTAAAAGCACTAGGTATGCAAGCAATATTTGATCAACCAGTAAACACTAACCCACTACCTTGGACACAGCACTGGCTATCTAGCTCAGGCTTGCAAGTTGCACCACAAGAGACAGAAGTAGAGTCTTATATTATTGGCGGCATCAAGCAAGACGTGGACAAGGATTCACTAAAAGGATTTAGTTTATGATAACAATATGGGGTAAGCCTGCATGTCCAAGTTGCATGAAGGCAAAAGCACTATGTGAATCAAGACAATACAAATACGAATATAAAGAACTAGGCAAAGACTTTACAAGAGAAGAAGTTTTTGAAACTTTTCCAACAGCAAGAACTTTCCCGCAAATTATCATAGGCGGAAATAAAGTAGGTGGATACGAACAAATGGTAGATTATATTGAAAACACAAACTATACCGGAACAGGACATACAATATAATGTTAATTGAAACACCATACAAAGTAGGCGATACTATCAGCTTAAAATTATCATCGGGTGAAGAAATTGTAGCTCGAATGGATGGAGAAGATAGTGAATATTATACACTAAAAAAGCCAATGGTTTTAGTAATGCAAGAAAAAGGACTAGGACTAGCACCGTTTATGTTTAGCGTAGATCCTAGTAATAAATTTATGATGCGTACATCATCAGTATCATGTGTGTCTAAAACACAAACTGATATTGCTAACCAATACATTGCTACTACTACAGGCATTGCGATAAATTAGATAGGAGATAATAATGGCAATACAAGTAGACACTACTTCAGTTCCAGGATCAACTATAGTTTATGATGATTCTAATGGTGGAGTTTCTGTCATACCTAATGATTATAGTTCAACTTTGAATTCAATTAAAGAAGGTATAGAAAGATTAAATCCAGATATTATTAAAATCAATGCATCAGCTGATGGTGTAAGTGCTAATAAGATTACACTTTCCGGACCTAGTTCAGTTAGTGATAAAAACATAGGGTTTTTTATCGAAGGTAACAATATTCCAACAGGGACATATATTATTGATTATTCTGCAACTGGTGATCCTATCAATTATGAATTAACTGTAAATGAAGTAGTTCCGGCGTTTTCAGGAACAATTTACATTGCAGCTCCTATAGTAAAACTTACCAAAGAGCTTGCAAAATTATCAGAATCAACTTCTGTAATTTCTAATGCAAACGACAGTGTTAAACGAATTGTAACAGGAGAAGATGAGGTTTCTGGCGCAGGAATTCCTTTTAAAGATGCATACGCCGCATTAAGCATGGGATCATTAATAAAGGCACTAGAAGATGAACAAGAAAATGTAAACGCTTTAGTTGCAAAAACTAAAGCATACTTGGCGACTTTATAATATGAGCTCTCCTGGCATAACAAGAAAAGGTATAGATGCAGCAGGTGGAATTTTGATCTCTGGAAGTGGAGATGTATTTGCTAACAATGCTGAAGTTGTAAGAATTGGTGATGTAGTTGCACCCCACGGCTTACCACCACATGTAGTACCTCCAATGGTTACTGGAAGTAGCAATGTTTTTACCAACAATATTCCTACATGCAGAGAAGGAGATGTCGCATCTTGTGGACATCAAGCAACAGGAAGTTCAAATGTATTTGTAGGCGATTAAAAGGTTGACTTTGGCAAACTTTTATCATATAATATAACTTAAATAGGAGAACAATATGACAATACACGACGAAATAGTACAAGCGTACAACAACTACCTTGCAGAAGCAGAAACATTTGAAGACAAAAATGTAAAAGCTGCCGCGGCAAGAGCAAGAAAAGCATTAGGTGACTTAGGAAAATTAACTAAATCACGTAGAGCAGAAATTCAAGAAAAGAAGAACTCAATGTAATGAGTGGTCAACGGCGCTGGCTTAAACTATGGGCTAGAACTGTTGGCATGCCAATAGGCATTGATGATAACGATAAGCCAGAGTTCCTTCCAATTACACAATCAGATGTAAGGAAGGCTCTGGCTTTTCGCACCTTTTGGATCATACTACACATTGTTACATGTTGTATGATTATAGCAGGAAACGCTAAAACTTTATTTTCTTAATTTTTTAATTAACAATGGCAAGTAGACTCCGACAGCTACTATTCCCCAAAAGATTGCAAGTACAGAAGCATATAACTTCCAATTAGATAGATCTAATGCTATACCTAATCCAACTCCAGCTATCCAAGTATAGTCAAGTGTTGCGTGGATTGTTTTCCATTTCTTACCGTAGGTTGCTATTAGATGATCTCTTTTTTTAGCAAACCATGGATGAACATGTCGCATAATTACGAAGCCTTCGTTCAATACCATTATAGTAAATCCAATCCAGAATATCATATAACTACTTATACACTTTGTAATAGGAGATTTATTTTATGATGTGGATGGATTTTACAATAGAACAGTTTGGTGAAAACTTTACAGTCAAAGGTGATTGGCCAGGCGAAGTAATGGGTTTAAGAAAAGACGGAACCTATAAAGGCAACCATCTGTATAAACCTGGTGATGTTTTTGTAGTACAGCCAAACGGTGTACTAAAAAAGACAGACGACCTATATGCTCTAATGATGAAATACGAACAAAGTAAATTAAATGCAGAAAAAGGTTGACAACACCGTCAAAAGACTGTATAAATATAACTGTAACGTTGAAGCAATTCAAACGACGAGCTGGACTCGGGGGCGGTACCCGACAGCTCCACCATAAACACTTGCTGATGAGATTAAGGTAGGCAAGTGTTTATGATGGGGCTGAAATAGGATCGACAGGCGGATTAGTAGAAGAGTGGAGTTACCCGGATCTAAGCACGGTTATCGCGAAGAAAATTGATAATTGCAAACGCAAATTTCAAACCTGAAGCGTTTACATCTATAGACATGTCTATGGATAGTGAGCTACTTGCAGCCTAGACTGTAAACTTCGCGGTATGGTTCCACCGGGCAACAGGACGGGCCACTTAATTCACTTTGTAGTTTACTACAAACATCACTAGATAAATAAATTCGCTGGTGAG